TTTAGAAATCCTTTCCCAATGGGATATCTCAACTGAGCCTCCGAAAAAGAACCAATCTATATCCCCGTTGGTGGAAAGAGTACCCCTACCCGCTAAAAAGGTAGGGGGAAAAGTCCTTCAAGCAGTAGCATGACTTATGAAAGGTAACAAGTGGCAACACTCAATACATACCTTACGCAAGTGCAAAGGTTACTACATGATGCCAACAATAATTTCTACAGTCAGTCTCAATTAACAGATTACATCAACTCTGCTAGAGAGCGAGTTGTACGAGACACGGGCGCGTTGCGTGAAATTGTTGTTACGCAGACTCCATGTCAAGTTGCCCCTACCGCTACGATTGGTAGCGTGCCTCCAGCTAATCCTTTAGCTTGGGCAGCAAGTACCGCTTATACGGCTGGTCAATTTGTTTTTAGCAATATCTTTATTTATCAAGTTACTCAGTCTGGAACGAGTGGCACAACTGCGCCTCCTTATCCAGCAAACAATGTCAACAATTACAGTAACTACCCGCCAAGCACACAGTTACTTAACGGAACAGTAGGATTAACTTATGTCGGTAATTGCGAAAATATCAGTTACGCTGCGCTTACTAATCTCATGGGGAGTAGCCCTCTTAGTCCTAGCAGCGGTAATACTGTTTTGGACATTCTTAATATCAATTTATACTGGGGTAACACTCGTATACCGCTAGACTATTTGTCCTGGTCAGACTTCAATTCCCGTTTGCGCTTTTGGCAAAACTACATTGGTCGTCCATTAGCATTTAGCATTTATGGACAACAACAAATTTATATTGGCCCTGTACCCGATCAAGTCTATCAAGTGGAGATTGATTGCGTGGTATTACCTAACGCATTAAGCTTAAATACCCCCAATACTACGGATTCCATTAACGATCCGTATAGCAGCTGCGTACAGTTCTACGCTGCTTATTTGGCTAAATATTACGAACAAAGCTACGGCGAATCTGAGATTTATAAACAGGAATACCTCAAGCACATTAACTCGGTCATTAACTCTGTTTATACCCGCAGAATCCCTAGCGTTTACAGTAGCCCAATGTAAACATGGCAGCTGCTGAACAGAAAAAATCGTATCAGGTTATTAAGCAGTTTAAAGGGCTTAATACCAAGGCTAACCGCACCGCAATCGAAGAATCAGAGTTTTCTTGGATTGAGAACGCGCAGCCAATCGGTTTTGGCAATATCAAAATTGTTCCAACCAGTTCAGCGGTCACTAACGCGTCAAATGTTGCCGTAACCTTTTCTAATGATGTTGTTTATCTGACATCATGCAATATCAATGTGACCGATTATATTGTTGGTTTTTTAACTGACGGATCGGCACAGTACTACAACATTCAAGCCAAAGTCTTTGGTAATGTTGCGCCAGCGGGAACTTTCTCCGCTTCGCCTGTTTCCAACCAATATCCAATCAATACTACCCAATGGTATAACGATCGAATGCTGATCCTAGACCCTGTAAAGGGTTATTTTTCATGGGATGGCAACAATGTAGTGTCGATTGGCTCGGTTGGCGTTATAGGTATTACCAATAAAGGCTCAAGCTATACTTCCGCGCCCACAGTAACCATTTCTGCGCCAAACCAAGCGGGTGGCCAGCAAGCCAATGCTACCTCAACCATTACTACGGCCAACACCGTTTCAACCGTTGTCCTATCTAATGCGGGTACAGGCTACACAAACGGAGCTAATTTAACCGTTACCTTTACGGGTGGCGGTGGTACAAACGCAGCTGCCGTAGCTGGAATCACCACTTTTGCTACAGGAACAGTCTCTGTAGCGGTGATTAACGGGGGTGCTGGTTACATTAACGCTTCCAATACCGTGGTTTCTTTCTCTGGCGGTGGCGGTTCTGGCGCAGCGGGTACGGCAATCATTAGCGGAAATGTGGTCACTTCGGTCATTATGACCAACCCTGGCAGCGGATATACCAACTCTGCCAACCTGATTGTCACCATTTCGGGCGGTGGCGCGACCAATAATGCCGTTTTACAAGGCGTTGTTAGCTCACAAAACAATGTGGGAATAGCGAGCTTCTCAGGCCGCGTTTGGATTGCGCAAGGTCGAACTATCTACTACTCTGCTGCGGGCTCGTATAGCGACTTTACAAGCGTTTCAGCGGGGTCTGTAACCCTCACGGACAGTACATTACATGGAAACATTCAGCAGTTACTTTCTGCTAATAACTTTTTGTATATTTTTGGCGATGATTCCATCAATGTATTTAGTGATGTTAGGGTTACTACTAATGGCACTACTCTTTTTACAAATACCAATGTGAGTGCGTCCGTAGGGACTAAGCTCGCCTACGCCATTTTTCCGTATTTTAGGTCGGTTTTATTCATGAATAACTATGGCGTTTACGCTTTAGTCGGTTCAACCACTAGCAAATTATCTGATTCTTTGGACGGTATGTTTTCCAATATCGACTTTGTGACCGAAGAAGTGACCGCTGGTCAGGTGCTTTTAAACAATATTTTGTGCGCAGCGTTCAATTTTAGATACTATGACGCGCAATTTACGCAGTCCTATCGCTATATTCAAGCCGTTTTCTTTGAAAAAAAATGGTTCTTGACTAGCCAGGGCGATGATATGCAGTACACCACCTCTGTTCCTGTGGGTGGCATTATTACTTTGTTTGGCACAAGAGGCCGCAATTTGTACCGCTTGTACAACGACACCACTTCTGCAATTACCAGCAGAATCCAAACCGCGCTATTGCCATTGACTGATCCAATTCGCACTAAACAAGCGTTGAAATTTGGTATTGAAGCAACTTTGTCGCAAGGCGGTATTTTGAATGTGACAGTCGATTCTGAACAAGGATCTAGCCCAGCTTACACGCTTGGCAATATCATTACTTGGTATAACAGTTCTGGCACTACTTTGCCTTGGATAAATAACACTTCTACAGTAATATCTTGGTTAGGAAGTAATGGTTATTACTTGTACAAGTCAGACGCAATGCAATGGGGTAAATATTTAGGATTGACACAAACTTCGAACTCGGCTGGTTTTGTGGTCAATACATTTGAATTTGAACATGAATTGAGAGTGAGGTTCTAAAATGCCTGGAGTTCCGTATATTTTTGGTAATGCTACAACAAGCATACCGTTAACTAACCTAGATGCAAACTTTAATACCACTCTAACGCTTGGAAACACTAGCGTTGGTCTTGGAAATACTGCTACTACGATTGGTAACTTAACGCTAACCAATGTCAATATTACAAGCGGTACGATCAATGCTTCCGTTACAGAAGCCTATGCACTAGCTAATGCCGTTATTTATAGCAGCTCAACCAATGTCGGCACAACATCAGCCAATTTGAGCTTTAACGGCACTACATTTACTACAGCTAATGATGCTTCTATATCAGGTCTTACTGTTGGCTTAGGTGCTGGTAGTGTAAGCACAAATACTGTATTAGGTGTTAGTGCTTTAGCGGCTAATGGTGCGGCTAATGGTGGAACAGCTATTGGCTATCAAGCTGGTCAAGCAAACACTTCAGGTGTTGCTAATACATTTGTAGGCGCAACCGCTGGAAAATCAAATACTACTGGGGCAGAAAATACATTTATTGGAAATGAAGCTGGTTTTAAAAACACTTCAGGTGCATCGAATGTGGCGGTTGGTCGTGATTCTGTATTTAATAACACCACAGGCGGCTCTAATACTGGTTTGGGTTATGCTGCTTTATTTAATAATACCACCGCATCTAATAACACAGCAGTAGGCTATCAGGCAGCATATACGAATACTACAGGAACAGATTTGATTGCAATGGGTTATCAAGCCCTGTATGCAAATACAACTGGTTCTGGTAATGTTGGTATTGGTAGAAGTGTTTTGGGTGCAAATACTACTGGATATAGCAACACAGCCGTTGGAACTAGAGATACAACTAACGGTTCATCAGGTGCTTTACAAAACAATACAACTGGCGCATCAAACGCTGCTTTTGGAGTAGGCGCTTTAGCTTCCAACACCACCGCTTCTTACAATGTGGCAGTTGGTTATCAGGCTTGCTATGGCACGACAACTTCACTTTATAATACAGCGGTTGGACATTTAGCTTTAAACGGTACAAATACTAGCGGATATAACTCTGCTTTTGGTAGCTATGCTGCATATTCAACTACATCTGGATCTGGTATTACTGCTATTGGTCGTTCTGCATTAGCTTTAAATACTACTGGAAGCTCTAACACCGCTATTGGTGGATACGATACTATTTCTGGTGTAACAGGACCTTTATATGCAAACACAACTGGTAACTACAACACCGCTGTGGGAACAGGATCGCTTGCTGCAAACACCACCGCATCTAATAACACAGCAGTAGGTTATCAAGCACTTTATAGCCAAACAACGGTAAACAACAATACTGCGGTTGGACAACAAGCTGGATATTCATGTACTGGAGCAGATAATGTTTATATGGGTGTTTCTGCTGGTTATGGAGTGACCTCAGGAAATGCCAATATTGGAATTGGTTTTGGAGTAATGGCTTCAAACTCAACAGCAACAGGTAGCGATAATCTTGTTATTGGCTTTGGTGCTGGTCGCAATATTACATCTGGTGGTCAAAATACGATTGTGGGAGGCGGTGCTTATGGATCTGGTTATGGAATACCATCTTTAACTACTTGTATTAACAATGCTTATTTTGGTAATCAATGCGGTCAAAACACAACATCAGGCTCTTACAATGTGGCTATAGGCGCTCAAGCTCTTTATAGTAACACTACAACAAACTCAAGCACCGCAGTAGGATTTCAAGCTGGTTATGCAACAAACAATACAATCACCACTTTTGGATATTTGTCTGGACAAAATACAACTGGTATTTTGAACACTTATGTTGGATGGTACTCTGGTCAAGTTGTTACAACTGGTGCATACAATACAATTTTAGGCTCTTACAACGGCAATAATGACAGTTTAGATATTCGCACATCAAGCAGTTTTATTGTTTTATCCGATGGTAACGGATATGTGGCTGCTAGAGCGCAAATGCCTAGCGGTGGTTGGTATCAGCGTAATAACTCAGCTTCTTGGTCAACAACATCAGACGCTAGAGTTAAAACCAACATTACATCTCTTGAAAAAGGTCTTAATGTAATTAACGCTTTGCGCCCTGTTGAATTTGATTACATTATCGGTGGAAAACATGATGTTGCCTTTATTGCTCAAGAATATGAAAAAGTATTACCAGAGCAAGTAACCGAAACAACAGATATTACAGAAGATATTAAAGCGTTAACAAATGGTGAACCTTTAAAACAACTAACACAAAACTTAGTGCCTTATCTTGTTAAGGCTATTCAAGAACTTTCCGCAGAAGTTACTGCACTTAAACAACAATTAGGAGCTAATAATGTCTAATACTTACACAACCACAATCAATGATATGTGGACTGTTGATAATCCAGAACAAGGATTTGTAGTAAATGTAATGTTTACCGTATCTGGTACAGACGGAACTCATACTGCTGAAATTAGTGGAAATATTGAATTTCAACCAGAAACACAAGAAAATTTTGTGCCATACACACAGTTAACAGATGCGATTGTTTTAGGATGGATTAACGAAGCTACTGACAATCAGGCTAATTATTATGCCAATATTGACGGACAGATTCAGAGTATGGTGACACCGCCCACTTCACCACAAAACACACCGCTGCCTTGGGCAACAGCATAAACCTTGTAGGGGATAAAGATGGAAATTAAATTAACTTTAGATGTGAACGATGTGAATTACATCTTGCAAACTTTAGGCGAATTGCCAACCAAGACTGGTGCTTGGGTGCTGTTAGCCAAGATTAAAGAGCAAGCTGATCCACAAGT